GTATACGACTACCGGGCCGAGGCCCCGGCGGGGCTGGCGCGCCCGCCGCGCTGGTGAGGTGCGCCATGCCGCGCCGCCCCAAGATCACGCAGCTGCCGCCCGAGCTGCGCGCGCAGCTCGAAAAGCTGCTGGCCGACCAGACCCACGGCGGCTACGAGGCACTCTCCGCCTGGCTCGCCGAACAGGGCTACCAGATCGGCAAGAGCAGCCTGCACCGCTACGACCAACGCTTGCAGCGCAGCATGGCCGCCATCCGCGCCAGCACAGAGGCGGCGAAGATCATCGCCCAGACGAGCCCGGACGAAGCCGACGAACACTCCGCCGCCGTCATCCGCCTGGTGCAGTCGGCGCTTTTTGACGCGATGCTCGCCGTGCGCGAGGCCGAAGACGCCGACCCGGCGGAGCAGGTCAAGCTCCTCACCCACGCCGCCCGCGCCGTGGCCGAAGCCAGCCGCGCGAGCATCGGGCAGAAGAAGTGGGCCGAGGAGGTGCGCGCCAAGCTCGACGCGGTGGAACGCGCCGCCGCGCGCGAGGGCAAGACGCTGGACGCGGCGACGCTGGAGGCGATCAAGCGGGGGTTGTATGGGGGGTGAGTGCGCATCCTGTCCGCTCCGTGCGCAACACGATGATGTTGTCCATGGCGCGGGATGGACGGCCTATTTTGGCGACGCGTTGTTAGTTTTAAGAGGGCTTGAAAGCGAAAGCGTTGATTGCATCATCACCGACCCACCCTACGGCACAGGAGCAAATACGGTCGCAGGGCGCCTGGCCAGTCCAATATCGAAGTATGTAAGCGGCCGCAATACTACCATGCCGAGCATTGCTGGGGATGCGATGTTGCCTGATGCGTGGGCAGAAATGATGGCGGCAATCATGAGACACGCGCTGCGCGTTTGTCGGCCTGGCGCGGATGCGCTGTGGTTCTGCGATTGGCGGGGTTACCCGTCGCTGATGCGTATCGCAGGAACCGTTGGATGGGGTATCAGGGGCGTGGTGGTATGGGATAAGGGCAGGGGGACACGGCCGTCTAAAAACGGGTTCCGCGCACAATCCGAACTCATCCTATGGACAAGGAATGGCAGAACCCGATACCGCGAGCCGCCGGTCTATCTTGACGGCGTTTTCCGGTACCCCAGCCCGCCGCGCGTTCACCACTTGACCGAGAAGCCCGTCGCGCTTATGCGTGATCTGGTGGAGATATGCACGCCCGGCGGTGTGGTTCTTGACCCATTCCAAGGATCGGGCACAACAGGCGTCGCGGCGATTGAATCCGGGCGGCGGTACGTGGGCATTGAATGCGTGCGGGAATACCACGAAATCGCGTGCAAGCGGCTAGAAGAGGTGGCCAAGCCGTGACATCCCCGATCCTATACCCCTACCAACGCCGCTATCTCGCCGACCCGGCCCGCTTCAAGGCGGGCATGTGGTCGCGGCAAACGGGCAAGACCTTCACGACGACGCTCGAAGCCGTGCTGGACGTGCTGGAGGCCGAGGCCGAAGGGCGGGTGAGCCGCTGGACGATCCTCTCGGTCAGCCGCGACCGGGCGCTGGATGCGATGGACAACGGCGTGAAGCTGCATCTGCGCGCGATCGGCGCCGCGTTCGAGGCGCTGGATGTGCCTTTCGAAGCCGATGAACTGGCCCACCTGGTGCGCATCGGCAAGAACGGCAGCTACATCCGCGCGGTGGCCAGCAAGCCCAGCACGGCGCGCGGCATGAGCGATAACCTCATCCTCGACGAATTCGCGCACCACCAGGATTCCCGCGCGATCTGGACGGCGCTGCTGCCGGTGGTGTCGCGGCCCGACCTGAAGCTGCGTGTCATCAGCACGCCGAACGGCAAGGGCAACAAGTTCTACGAAATCATGACCGCGCCCGACGGGCTGTTTTCGCGCCATGTGGTGACGATTTATGACGCGGTGGCGGATGGCCTGCCGCGCGACATCGAGGAATTGCGCCGCGCCATGGCCGACCCGATCGCCTGGGCGCAAGAGTTCGAGTGCCAGTTCGTCGACGAGGCGACCGCCTGGCTGCCGTATGAGCTGATCGACGGCTGCGAGGATCCGGCAAGCCCCGGCGAATACCAGGGCGGCCCGTGCTATGTGGGTATGGACTTCGCCGCGCGCGGCGACCTGACCGTGATTGCAGTGCTGGAAGAGGTTGGCGACGTGATGTGGCTGCGCGAGTTGATCGAATTGCGTGCGACAAGCTTTGCCGCGCAACTCGCGGAGCTCGACCGGGTGATGCGCGACTACCGGGTCATCCGCGCCGCGCTGGACCAGACGGGCTTAGGCGAGATGCCGGTGCAGGAAGCGCAGCGCCGCCACGGCCAGTACAGGGTGGAGGGGGTGCTGTTTTCCCCGGCCCGCAAGCTCGACATGGCCACGGTATTGCGCGAGCGCATGGAGGATCGGCGGCTGCGGCTGCCGCTGGGCCATGCCGCCCTGCGCGCGGATCTCCACAGCGTGCAGCGGGTGGCGGGGGCGAACGGCAACCCGCGCCTGGTCGCCGAGCGGGAAAACGGCTCCCACGCCGACCGCTTCTGGGCGCTGGCGCTGGCCTGTTCGGCGGCCGCGCAGCCGAAGTTTGCCTACGGCTACGAGCCGGTTGGGGCGCGCAAGTGGTCAGGGCGGCATGACCAGGCGCTCGATGATGCGCCGATGGACAAGTGGGAGAGCTACTAATGGCACGTTACGACATCATTGCCGACCCGGACGAGCAGGGGCTTTGTCCGATCATGCTGAGAGACCTGTCTTTTTTCGAAGCGCTGCGCATCGGCTGGCGGCTGTGGCGCGATCCGATGCGCTATGGCGTGTTCATCAAGGCGCGGCGTGAATGGGTCGAGCGCCACTGCAAGCCGGTAATGGCTGGGCGCGTTTTCTCGGCACCACTCGGTAAATAGCCATGAACCAGAACGCCCTTAAAACCGAACTCGCCGCCCCGGCGCTGACCGGCTTTCGCCAAGCCTGGGTCTGGCGGCCCCTGGCCAGCCTCACGCCCGCGCAGGTCGCGGAAATCCTGCGCCGCGCCAGCATGGGCGATGCGCACGACTTCCTGATCGCCGCTGCCGACATCGAAGAAAAAGACCTGCACTATCGCGCCGTGCTGCAAACCCGCAAGCTGGCGGTGGCGGGCTTGCCGTGGGATGTGCAGCCTGCGGACGAGTCGCGCGCGGCGAAGAAGGCCGCCGATCTTGCGCGCCGGGTGCTCGAGGCCATCGACATGCCCGAGCTCATGGTGCAGCTGCTCGATGCCATCTCCAAGGGCTACGCGGTCGCGGAAATCCTCTGGCAGACGGACGGCCCCACCTGGACGCCCGCCGCCATCCTGCCGCGTGAGGCGCACTGGTTCCGCTTCGACCGCGAGACGGGGCGCGAATTGCGGCTTTGCGACGGCACGCCGGACGGTGAGCAGCTGCCGCCCTACAAGTTCATCTGCCATACCCCGAAGATCATGGCGGGCATTCCGATCATGGGCGGTCTGGCGCGCTCGGCGCTGTGGGCCTGGGTGTTCAAGTCCTACGCGCTCAGGGACTGGGCGGCCTTTGCCGAGCTCTACGGCCAGCCGATCCGCATCGGGAAATACGAGCAGGGCGCGACGCGCGAGGACATCGCCGTCTTGAAGCGCGCCGTCTTCGAGCTTGGCAGTGACGCCGGGGCGGTCATCCCGGCGAGCATGGCGCTGGAGATTGTTGAAAGCTCGGCCAAGAGCGCCTCCGCAGACCTCTACCAGCGGCTGATCGAGTATCTCGACCGGCAGGTAAGCAAGGCCGTGCTGGGGCAGACGCTCACCACCGACCAGGGATCGAGCGGGAGCCTCGCGCAGGCCCGCGTGCATGACGAGGTGCGCGCCGACCTGATGCGCGCCGACGCCCGCGCACTCGCAGCCACGCTCACGCGCGACTTGATCACGCCGCTGATCGCGCTCAATATGCCCGATGCGCCGCTGCCGCGCCTCACGCTGATCGTCGAAGAGCCGGAGGACATGGCTGCGCTGGCTGACCAGCTCGCCAAGCTCGCGCCGTTGGGGCTACCCATCCCGCAGCGCTGGGTACGGGAGAAATGGGGCATCCCGGAGGCCGCGCCGGATGAGCCGGTGCTGGGGCAGCAGGGATCAGGGATCATGGATCAGGGATCAGGAATCAGGGATCAGGGATCAGAGACGCAAAGCGCGCATCGTCGCATGCAATTTGCGCAGGCGCAGGCGGAGCCCGCCCCAGACGCGCTCGACGAGCTGGTCGCCGAGGCGCTCTCGGGCTGGGAGCCGCAGATGCAGCCCATGGTCGATCCGCTGCAAGCGCTGCTTGACCGTGCTGCAGCCGAAGGCTGGACGGCGCAGCAGCTGATCGATGCGCTGCCGGGCGTCATCGACGACATGGACGCCGCCCAGTTGACCGATGCGCTCGCCCGCGCCGCGTTCGTCGCGCGGCTTGCCGGGGTGCATGGACGGGAGCCGCGCCGTGAGTGACGACGCCGACCGCGCCGACCGCATCATCGAGCAGACCGTGGCGGACGCCATCGCCGCCGCGCGCCGGGCAAAGCGCGATGCGCGCGCCACCGGCCGCTGCCTGTGGTGCGGGGAGAAGACCGGCCAGGGCCGCCGCTGGTGCAGCGCGGAGTGCCGCGACGATTGGGAGCATCACCATGCCCGTCAAGCTCGCCGCTGATCCGGGCGATGCGCCGCTGCAAGAGGCGGCCACGCCGAGCGAGTTCGCCGCCGCTTTCCGCCTGCCGCCGCGCGAGGCCGTGGCCTACATGCAAGGCCGCGACCGGGTGCGCCTGACCTACGACTGGACAGAGTTGTGGCAGGACGAGCACGCCTATCAATTCACGGTGAGCCGCCTTGCGCGCGCCGACCTGCTCGATGCGCTGCGGCAGGGGATCGAGCGCAGCGTGGGCGGCGAGCTCACCCGCCGCGACTGGCTGCGCGACGCCAAGGCGCTGCTCGAGGATGCCGGCTGGTGGGGCGAAAAGCGCGTCATCGGCCCGGATGGTCAAGAGCGCATCACGCGCTTCGGGCCGCGCCGGCTGGCGCTCATCTATGACGTCAACACCCGCATGGCCCACGCCGCCGGGCGCTGGGAGCGCATCCAGGCGGCGAAGGAGTCCCACCCCTATTTGCGCTATGTCACGCGCAACGACGAGCGCGTGCGCGCAAGCCACCGCGCCTGGCACAACGTCACCCTGCCCGTTGATGACCCGTGGTGGCGCACGCACTACCCGCCCAACGGCTGGCGCTGCCGCTGCACCGCCGTGCAGCTGCGCGCGCGCGATGTGGAGGGTAACCCGGCGCTTCAGCGCCAGGCACCGGACGAGCCGCTGGTGGAATGGAAGAACCCGCATACCGGCGAAGTGGTGCAGGCGCCCGCCAACATCGACCCTGGATTTGCCTATAACGTGGGGCAGGCGCGGATGCGCTGGAAAGGTCTGCTCGACGCCGTGGCCGGGCGCATCGTGCGGCTGCCGGCGATCGAGGGCGCGGCGCTGTTCGAGTCGCTGGACGATGTGGCTCTGGGCAAAGTGGCGGAGGTGTTTGCAGGGTTTTTCGAGCAAGCCATGGCGGGGCCGCCTGCCGGACGCTACGCGCTGGCTGGCGTCATCTCGCGGCGCATTCTCGAGCGCATGGCTGAGGCTGGCGTCCTCCCGGCAAGCGCCGAGATTATGGTGCGCGACCATGATCTATGGCACGCCCTGCGCGATGCGAAAACCAACTCGATCGACCGAGCTTGGTGGGCGCAACTGCCCATGCGGCTGCGCGCGCCGATGGCCGTGTTGTTGGATAACACCCATGCCGACCCGGCGCTGCTCTATCTATTTGCCGCAGACGGCGGCAAGAAGGTTTTGATCAGGCTCGATTACCGCGTCAAAAAGCCGCAGCGAGGCCGTGTGAATATCGTACGCACCGGCGCCGTGCTCACTGACGGCGAGATCAACAGCCTGCGTGGCCAGTTGGGGCATGGCATGACGCTGCTGGAGGGGCGTCTGTGATGCGGGGCTGGACTCGAACCAGCATCAACTTACCCGCCGCTTGGCGGGCAGCCACCCTTACCCATCGGGCTACACCGCACCACAGACGGCTTTGATGTTAGCACAAAAGTGGATTATACCACCCTTTAGAGAGCAATGTCTATGCTAACAATCGAAATCGACGACCGCGAAGTGCGCCGGGCGCTGGAGCAACTCAGCCGCCGGGTGCAGGACATGAGCCCCGTGATGCGCGCCATCGGCGCGGACATGGAGCGGCGCATGCTCGAGCGCTTCGAGACCCAGACCGACCCGGCAGGCAGAAAGTGGGCGCCGCTCAAGCCCGCCACGCTGGCCGCCAAGAAAGGGCGCGGCGCTATCCTCTACCGCTCTGGCACGCTCATGGACAGCCGAAGCTCGCAGGCCGACGCGCGCAGCGTGCGCTGGGGCTTCGGGCAGAAATACGCCGCATTCCACGAGTTCGGCACGAAAAAGATGCCCCGGCGCGGCTTGCTTCTTGGTGATGCCGACAGGCGCGAACTGGCCGAGGAAGACCGCTCCCTGATCCTCGACGCCATCCGCGGGTATCTGGCGGATGATAGATGACGTCGTATAGGCAATAAAAACATTGCCTGCGCCTTGACATACACGCTTAAAGGTGTATTATTCGAAGCGTAGGCAGCATGGTGCTGCCGCCCGCGCCCCGGGGAGTCAGGGGCTAGGAGGAAAAGATGATTAGAGCGATAGTGTATCCAGTCCTGACAGGCCCGGACTTGATGGAGCCCGCACCTCCGATCCCGCTGGATCGGGACTCAAAAGCCGCAGCTATTCGTGCGCTGCGAGAGCGCGGCTACCGCATCATGTGGAGCGGTGGTGAGCACTCAGCGCTCACCACGTCGGCCGAGGAGCTTAGGAGCTCACGGGCGGGAACGCCGGAAGTGATGCGTCAAGAGCGTGATCTGGGCTACCAGTTGCCAGACGATGCCGAGATCACGAAGTACGTGATCACCGTCTGGCCGCGGCGATGACGCCTGAGCGCTTCGCCGCTATCGCCCGCCTCATCCGCATGAGGGGTGGGGCGGCGCAGGAGGCCGCCCGACTCGTCCTCGTCGATGGCATGCGCCCCGCCGATGCCGCACGGGCTACTGGCCTGAGCCCGCAGGGCGTGTGCAATGCGGTCGCCCGCGTGCGGAGAGCGGACGACCTTTTGTCCCAGACGGCCAAAATCTGACGCGCCAAAATCGCCCCATGGCGCGTTTTTTTGCCCGCGAAGCTACCTTACCCTATCCCAACGCTTTTAGGGGCCTAGGCAACGCCGGGCAACGGCCCAGCGGCCTGTTTGGACGGGCCGAATAGCCAATCACGGCCAAGCAACCCAGGCTGAACCATTTCGCGGTGCCCGAATCACCCCGCATGACCGATGATGGCGGTCATGAGCGCCCAGCCCACCAACCGAGTCTCTCCCAACTGCGCCACCCAGGCGCTTAGGACGGTACGCCATGCCGTCTCCATGCCCTTGCCTCCTGCCGACGCCGACCAGGCGTCAGTCACCCCGCCGGAGTGGGTGCATCTTATCCCGGCGGGGACTTTCTCCGGCCGCGACGGACGCGGGCCCTACACGCTGGACGCTCAAGCCGTGCTGGCCGCTTTCGCCGCCCACGGCGCAGACCTGCCCATCGACTACGACCACCAGAGCCTCACCGCCGACGAGAAGGCAGGCCCCGTGCCCGCCGCCGGGTGGATCAAGGAGCTACAGGCGCGCGAGGACGGCATCTGGGCGCGGGTGGAGTGGACGCCGCGCGCCGCCGAGCTGCTCGTCAACAAGGAGTACCGCTACCTCTCGCCCGTTTTTCGCTATCAGGCCAAGGATGGCCGGGTGGTGGCGCTGTCTGGAGCGGGGCTGACCCACAACCCCAATCTTTACCTACAAGCCGCCGCCTCACGAAAGGAGACCAACGCCGTGGATGATCTGTTCGAACAACTGATTGCAATGCTCAATCTTCCGCTGACGGCCACGCCAGACGAGGTGGCCGCGGAGCTCGCCAAGCTCATCGACCGGCTCAAAACCGCCGAGGCCGCCGCCGCCAACGCCGCCGAGGAACTGGCCGCCGCGCAGGCGCGTGAGCCCGACCCGGCCCAATATGTACCCATCGCCCTGCACAAACAGGTGGCCGACCAGCTCGCCGCCTTGCAGGCTGATCTTGCCCGCCGCGAGGCCGAGGCGGCGGTGGAAGCCGCGATGAGCGCGCGCAAGGTCTCGCCGGGGATGCGCGAATGGGCGCTCGCCTACGCGAGCCGCGACCTCGAAGGCTTCAAAGCCTTCGTCGCCGCAGCGCCCGAGATCGTGGCCGAGGGCGCGCATCGTCGCACCGAATCCGTGCACGGCGTGATCCTCACCGATGAAGACCGCCTTGCCGCCAGGCTGCTCGGCATGACCGAGGAGGCGTTCGCCCAAGCCAAACAACTCACCACCAAGGAGTAATCTGACATGGCCATCATCACCCCTGCACTCATCGCCAGCCTGCGCACCGGCTTTTCCAAGGCATTCCAGGATGCCCTGACCGACACGCCCACTGACTGGGCCAAGGTCGCCACCCGCGTGCCGTCGAGCTCGGCCAGCAATACCTACGGCTGGCTCAACCAGTTCCCGACGCTTCGCGAGTGGGTGGGCGACCGCGTGCTAAAAGACATGGCCGCGCAAGCCTATCAGGTGCAGAACAAGCTGTTCGAGGGCACGGTCGCGGTCAAGCGCACCGACATCGAGGATGACAATGTCGGTGTCTATACTCCGCTTTTTGCCGAGATGGGCCGCGCCGCCGCCACCCATCCTGATCAGCTGGTGTTCGGTCTCTTGAAGACCGCGCACACCGTCACCTGCTACGACGGGCAAAACTTCTTCGACACCGACCACCCCGTATATCCCAACGCGGACGGCACCGGCACGGCGACGCCCGTCAGCAACATGCAAGCGGGCACGGGCGAGGCGTGGTATCTGCTCGACACCAGCCGGGCGCTGAAGCCGCTCATCTTCCAGGAGCGCACCAAGCCGGAGCTGGAGGCCCTGACTTCAACCCAGGACGAGGGCGTGTTCATGCGGGACGAATACCGCTACGGCATCCGCTACCGCTGCAATGCGGGCCTGGGCTTTTGGCAGATGGCCTATATGAGCCGGGCGCCGCTGGACGCGGCGAACTTCAATGCTGCCGTGGCCGCGATGATGAGCCTGAAGGCCGACGGCGGCCGCCCATTGGGCATCAAGCCCACCGTGCTGGTCGTGCCGCCGAGCCTTCGCGCCGCGGCGATAGAAATCGTCAAGGTCGAGCGGCTCGCCAACGGGGCAAGCAACCCCAACTTCGGCGTAGTCGATCTGATCGTCTCGCCGTGGCTGGTGTGAGGCGTCGGCCATGCTGTTTGACGAGATCAAGGCGCTGGTGACACTGGGGGCGCGGGTGTCGCTGGATGCCCACGCGCTCACCGCCCCGCAGTGGGTGGAGCTGGCCGCGCGCGCCGCGCAGACCGGAGCGGGCCTGACCATCCGCCGCGCCGAGAAGCTCACCCAGGGCCTGCGCGAGCAGCTGGCCGAGGTGGCGGGCAGCGCGGTCCTGTTTGAAGTGGGAGCCTGACGATGGCAGCGAAAAAAACCGACACCTCCGCCACCGTCCGCCTGTCCGTGCGCACCGCTGCCGCACATGGCGAGATGACGCGCTACCGCGCGGGCCTGGGCCCATTCGGACGCGAGCCGGCGACGGTCGAAGTCACGCCGGAGCAGGCCGAGGCGCTGCGTGCTGATCCGATGCTGATCGTGACCGAGGCGGAGTGAGGCCATGCCCTACGCCACCCCTGCTGATCTTGCGCTGCGCCACGGCGCGGATCGTCTGATCGAGCTGACCGACCGTGACCGCGACGGGTTTGCCGACGACCCGCAGATCGCGCAGGCGCTTGCGGACGCAAGCTACGAGATCGACGGCTATCTGGCTGCGCGCTACAAGCTGCCGCTGCCGACCGTGCCACCGCTCCTTGTACGGATTGCATGCGACATCGCGATCTACCGGCTGCTCTCATTGCGGCGCATGGGCGATATCGAGGATGCGCGCCGCCGCTATGAGGATGTTCGCCGCCTGCTGGAAAGCCTCGCCAAAGGCGTGGTGGCGCTGGGGCTGCCTGCCGACCTGCCGGATCCGCAGCAGCCGCAGCCGAGTCTCGCCGCCGCCAGCGTGGGCAGCCCGCGCGTGATGGGCCGCGATGCGACGGGGGGCTACTGATGCTGCTCACCATCGAAAACGCCATCGTCGATCGGCTCAAGGCCGCGCTCGCGCCGCTGCCGGTCGAGGCGCTCCCCAGCCGCGGCTACCGCTTCGCTCATGCCAAAGGCGCAGCGGTGGTGACGCTCACCGACATCGCGGCGGGCGGCGTGGAGGATACCGGCGCATCGGTGCAGGGCGCGGCGGTGACCATCGAGGTGGCGCTGTTTGCCCGATCTTTGCGCGACGGCGCGGGGGTGTGGGACCTGTTCGACGCCGCGCGCCGCGCGCTGCACTCCTACAAGCCCGCGCCCGGCTGCACGCCGCTCAAGCTCTTGTCGGCCCGGCTGATGGATGGCGAAGCCGACACCTGGATGCTCATGACGCGCTGGCAGACGCTCGCGCCGCTCGCGCCCGATTTGGACTACGACGGCGGGCCGCTCCTGACCCGCGTCACTTTCGAGGAGACATGACATGGCAATTTACACCTACACCGGCCCGCTGACGAGCTTCACGCTCGCCGACGGCCGCGACTTTATCTTGACCCCCGGCGGGCAGATTGACCTGCCCGACTGCGACGTGGTGGAGACGCTCAAGGCGCTCGGGCGCTTGATCCCGGTTGAGCCCGCGCCCGCGCCCGCCGCACCCAAGCCCAAGAAAGGAGAGTGACCAATGCCCGCCAACTTTTTGCACGGCGTCGAGACGATCGAGATCGACAAGGGGCCGCGCCCCATTCGCCAGGTCAAGACGGCGGTGGTGGGCCTGATCGGCACCGCGCCGACCGGCCCGATCAACACCCCGACCATCGTGCTGTCGGAAAAGGACGCCGCGCAGTTCGGCTCCATCAGCGACGCGGCCAGCGCCGGTCATTCCATCCCGCAGGCGCTCGATGCGATCTTCGACCACGGCGCGGGCACGGTGATCGTGGTCAACGTCTTCGACCCGGCCATCCACACCGTCACTGGCGAGTCGGGCAAGACGCCGATTGCCGCCTCGGACATCATCGGCACGGTGACAGCGGGCGGCCAGCGCACCGGCCTCAAGGCGCTCGATGACACCTATTCGCTCTTTGGCTTCAACGCCAAGATTCTGATCGCGCCCGGCTATGCCACCCTCAATGCGGTCACGACCGAGCTGATCGCGATGGCCGACAAGCTGCGCGCGGTGGCGCTGATCGACGCACCGGCGGGCCTGACCGTACAGCAGGCGATTGCTGGGCGCGGCACCTCGGGCACGATCAACTTCAAAACCAGCAGCCCGCGCGCCATCCTATGCTACCCGCATCTCAAGGTATATGACCCGCGCACCAACAGCGAGCGGCTGGAGCCATTCTCCGCGCGGCTGGCGGGCGTCATGTGCAAGACCGACATGGAGCAGGGTTATTGGTGGAGCCCGTCGAACCATGAAATCAGCGGCATCGTGGGGGTGGAGCGGCCGATTACCGCGCGCGTCAACGACCCCAACAGCGAGGCCAACGCGCTCAACGAGGCGGGCATCGTGACGGTGTTCAATAGCTTCGGCACCGGCTACCGCGTCTGGGGCAACCGTTCCGCTGCGTGGCCGTCCGTCTCGCACCCAAAGAACTTCATCAACGTCCGGCGCACCGCCGACGTGCTGCATGAGAGCGTCGAATACGCGATGCTGCAATTCATCGACCGCCCGATCAATGACGCGCTGATCGACGACATCCGCGGATCGGTCAATGCCTTCATCCGCACGCTGGTCGGGCGTGGGGCGTTGATCGACGGAAGCTGCACCTACGACCCGGCGAAGAATCCGCCGACTGAACTGGCCGCGGGACACCTGACCTTCGACCTGACCTTCATGCTGCCAACCCCGGCAGAGCGGATCAGCTTCGAGTCCTTCATCGACATCAACCTGCTGCGCGGCCTGGGCGGCGGCGGGCAATAAGGAGTAGATCATGGCCAAGATTGAAATCCACCGCATCACCAACGCCAACATCTACCTTGACGGCCAAAGCTTATTGGGCCGCGCCGAGGAAGTGCAATTGCCGCAGGTCAAGGCCAAGATGGTCGAGCACAAGGCGCTCGGCATGGTCGGCACCATCGAAGCTTTTTCCGGCTTCGAAAAGCTCGAAGGCAAGATCAAGTGGGCGAGCTTCTATGCCGACGTGCTGAAAAAAGTCGCCAACCCGTTCAGGGCCGTGCAGCTTCAGGTGCGCGGCTCGATGCCGATCATCGTCGGCGGCTCGGTCAACCGTGAAGCGCCCATCGTGGCGATCCTCACGGTGGTCTTCAAGAGCCTGCCGGGCGGCACCTACAAGCAGCATGAGAACGTGGAGCTGGAGACCGAGTTCACCGCTTACTACATGAAGCTCACCGTCGACGGCCAGGACGTGACCGAGATCGACGTGTTGGAGAACATCTACAAGGCCGGTGGCGTCTCGCTGCTCGATCAATACAACGCCAACATCGGGGGCTGACATGCGGCTCGATTGGGAGTGCGTGCGCGCCATCCTGACGGCGCTGGAGGACCTGCCCGAACAGGACGGGCGGCTCATGCCCGGCGATGTGCCGGGCTGGGCCTGGCAGGTGGTGTCGTACCACATCGAGCTGCTGGACGAAGCCGGACTGATCCGCGCGCACTGCCAGCGTGCGCTGGGGGCCGAGCCGCTGTGCTGGGGCGAGCGGCTGACCTTTGCCGGGCATGAGCTGCTGACCGCGCTGCGCAATCAGACCCTGTGGAACCGCATCAAGGCGCGCGTGCGCGATGCCGGGCTGGAGTTGACCGTCGAGGCGGTCAAGACGGCAGCCGCCGCGATCACGCGCCAAGTGCTGGGAGGTTAAAGGATGGACAAGCTCAAGCTCACCTACCCGGTCAAGCTCGCCGACGGGCGCACGGTGGCGGAACTCACGCTGCGCCGCCCGAAGGTCAAAGACCTCAAGCACGCCGCACGCTATTCGGACAAGACCGAGGAGCAAGAGACAGCGCTCTTGGCCGCGCTGTGCGGCCTCACCCCGGAAGACATGGACGAGCTCGATCTGGCCGACTACCGCAAGCTCCAGGATGCCTTTCGGGGCATGCTGGATTCCGCAGGATGATCTATGGCGGGCCGCCGGGCTGCTGGCGCGGTGGTTCCGCTTTCAGCCGTCGGAGATCGACGCGCTGGAGATCGATGATCTGCGACGCTGGTTGGACGTGGCGAGCGAGCAGATCAGCGAATCCGCTCGATGAAACCAAATGCCGCGCCAACCGAACCTGGCAGCAGCCAGGCCAGCAGCACCCCGGCGGGCAGCAGTGCCCAGACCGGCAGCCATAGGGCGCAGGCGAGCATGGCGGCAGCGAAGACGAGGGCGAAGGTGGCGTTCATGGAAAGATTATGAACGAGTTCTTTCTAGGCATCAAGCTGGGCGTGATCGGCGCTGGCGCGGTGGGCGCAGCGCTTGGCTCGGTGCGCGGCTCGCTCGACGGGCTGGGCCGCGTGATGGCCGACCTCAAGCGCCGCCAGGATGACCTGGGAGGCGCGATCACCCGGCACATGGGCACGCTTGCGCCCAAGACGCTGGCCGCCCTCAACCGCGACTACGAGCG